TTTCAATCATCTCTTCTTTTGTCAAATCCCCTTCGAAAGAATTTTTAAATTCTTCTCTGCGTTCGTCCGACTCGAAGAGATGGAGTATGTTATTTTTTTTGTCCACATCTTTTCCCCCTAGTGTTTATTGAAATGCCGCATATAGGCTAAATAGCACAATACCAATCAAAAAGCTACCTGCGATACAAATCGTCAATACGGAAGACCACTCAATCTCTGGTGCCCATAGCTTTCTCATCTGCTCGATTTCTTCTTTCTCTCGCAGAAGCTCGGCTCGTCGTTCCTTCTGTTCCATCAGGAGCCTCAACTCGTTGAGCTTCTTTTTGGAACCACGGTATCGGAACTCCAGCACCTTTCCTTTACCATTTATTTGCTCTTCGCTCATGCTGCTGTGTCTCCGGTGTCTCCCGTGTCAACCACCTCGTGGTAAAGATAACCCACCTCAACCAAAGAGTGTGCGGGAGGGATAATATCAAAATAAACTGTGTTGTCTGTTGCAACGTAATGCCAGTTGGGGTCCACTTGCCCGTCAATGAAAACTCGAATCGAATCTTCGACAGCCTCGTGGGTCAGCGAGATAGATTCAAATGGCTCAATCTGAACCGAGGCTTCAGCCACGCCGGGAGCCCAATCATCGGAGCAGATATCCACGATGACTCCGTTAAAATAATTGGTTGCTTCAGAATACCTGTCGCCCACGTTCATCAGGTTGGTATTGCACTCAGACTCCGCTGGGTCAAGATTAATAATACTCGACAAGAAGACAGAACCTCCTCGCTTCGTATCATACCAGCCAGTAAAGTCATTTACCGCAGTCAGTGTTGTTGACTGTTCCTCTTCGTCCGAAACCATGACCACAAGGAGTGCTGCATCATCACGCATCCAAGTTTGAGCATAGGGATTGTTTTCAATATATTCGTAGCTAGCATCGAACCCTGCTTCCCTGTGCCCGATGCCCATATCTCCATACATGAGCGTGGCATCATCAATATCGTCGCCGGGAACCAGCGGGAACTGTGCCTCAACCGAAGCCTTGGCTGGGTCGTTCGAAGTCATCGCCAGACGCCAACCAGAAGGAGGAAGAGCGTTTAGCATAGCCTCAATCCCCGCCATGAGTTCCTCCTCGTAGCGATACATTGAGCCCGAAGTGTCAATCACCCACAGGATGTCAACGCCGTCAACACTTTGCGGTTGAGTAAAGGAGTCTACCCAGATTTCTCCGGGGTCCGCTGGTACCTCGTTTTCGACATACACGGGAACCTCGACCACCGTCTCAACATAGACCGTTTCGCCAGCGTACCCTATCAAATAGTGGTCGCTGCCACACCCCACTGCGAGCACCGCAGTGAGAGCGCATATAATTTGTTTGAATGCCATCCATTCGCCCCTCCAAAAATGCCTTCCATGCCCAGAAAATTAAAATCTTATTCTGAATCCTCCTCTTCTGAATCTAGCAGCAATAATTCTTCAATCCATCCTTCAACCTGCTGGCGACTCCAACCGTGGATGCCACGATAAATCACCATGCCTCTATCAACCACCACCAAGGTGGGATAGCTGGTGACAGGGTAGCCATCCGCCGATGTTACGTCTACAATGCTGTAATCACCCTGAAGCACAGGGGAGCTTGAAGGGACGCCAAAGTCATCAGCCCAGCTTTGAACATCAATAAGGTCAACATCCTCTCCAGTTTCATTTTGCAGGAGGATGGTGACCCAGATGACATCTTCGTCGCCGTACTGGTCCATATGTTCTGAAACTTGAGCAGCGGCTGTTTTGCACGGACCACACCACATGACTGAAAAGTCTAGGACAAGGATGCTGCCATAGTGGTCGTACAGATTCCAATCATTGTCGGATTGGTCTTTGAAAGTAAAGTCGCACGGGTGGTCGTTAAGGTTGCCGCTGCAATCCTGCCATGTGATAGGCGACACTTCCGGTGCGGGGATTTCTACAGCAACAGGTACTTCAACTTCCTCTGTTGCTGATTCGTAGCCGGGTAGACAAGACGTACTACAAGCGCACATTGACAGCGCAAGCAATAACGTCATCAGTCGCACATCCCCGACCTCCTCTTATTTTAACTATGCTGCTCAAAAAGAAAAAGACCGGGAACTTGCCCGGTCTTTAAAAAAAATAAGGAAGTGGCTTGCTTTAAGGCTTACGCACGGAAGGCATGGAAGGCATTGACGGTCGGGATGGCATACTAGGTCTACTTCCGCTACCTGATTTCCCCTTGTTCATAGCATCGCTTTCTTTTTTAAGTTGCTCTGCTAGCCTCTCTGCAAACCACTTCCTTAATCCTACTGGTAAATTGTATGCTTCCATGAAGCTCCAACCACCATAATATTTTAAGAAGAAGAATGTCTCATAGACGTTTTTCTGGTATTCACTGTTTAGGCCAAAAAAAGTCCGCAGTCAGCGGCACCTCCATTTCTGAAGTATTCAGACATTCGACGCAAATCACCTCTTGCTTCATTTCAATGCTCGGCACCACACGCTGATAAACATCACGCAAATAGCGGGACTGCTTTCCAGACATGTGGTCAATCACCTTATTGATGGTTGCCTTGTCAGTGTGCCCTGACACGGACACAATCATTTGTCGCAATTGTTCTTGCACCATTGATTCTGGAAGCCCATTCTTCTTACGGGCTTGCTGTGCTTTCGTGATTTGCTTTTCGTGGTAGCCGGAAAGGGCTTGCACTTCGACTTCCCATCCGTTATCCAAAGTAATAATAAAGGTGTTCCTATCTGTAATAGAACAGCCTTCCACCTCTGTAGGGTCTTCGCCCTCGACGGCTTGATAGACACCAAGGTCAAACTCGTGTTTGATTCTCGTGTTGCAAGCTGGGCAGCTTACCTGTGTGACGTACTCCGCACCATAGCCATCGACTCTCGCTTGAATCAAGACAGCGTTCTTGTCACCAAGAAGCAAATCATCTGGGTTTATGCCAGACAGTCGCTGGAGGAACATGTCAATTGCGGTTCCCTTCTTCAAGAGGGCTCGGGATGTGAGAATATCCTCTTCAGCAGTTGTCATCTGCTGGATTTCTAGTTCGCTCTGCCCGTGAAGAGGATGCCCTTCGGGATAGAACCTTCCGCCTGACGGCAGAGGCACCAACGAAGTGGGTCTTACAAACTCAAGGGGGGTTGGGGAAGAGCTTAGGGCGGGGGAGCCAGTGTCTGGCTTCTTCGTGCCGCCCATGCGGTCTTCATTATTTCTACTCATCAATCACCTCTATTCTTTAGTCAATGGTATGTCCATCATACACTAATAAATAGATACTGTTAAGAAAAAAAACGCTTTTTATGCGCTGAACGTGCGATTAGGAAGCGGAGCCGGGGTTCCAGAAGCTCTTGCCTCCGCCCTTGTTGGACTCCTTGTCCGTCTCAAGATAAGCCCAGTCGTAACGAAGCTCAAGCTCAATATCAGTCAGTTCATCGCCATCATAGTCAAGGTCACCGAACTTCGCATCTTTGACCCAAGCGTTCCAGAGAACCCAAGTTTCAATAGCGTTGCCATCGGCGTCAAGCTGACGAATCTCTACACGACCAAGGGAAGCGGTCGCCTTTGACTTCGACATAGTTTGAACATCTTTTTCGGACATGGCAGGCTTGTAGCCAGCTTCGTTGATGATGTCGAGCACTGTTGCTGCGCCATCGGGGTCAACGGGGTCTGCCAGCGTCATGGAGATTGTATTCCACTCCACTCGACCGGGGTAATAAAAAGTATGGTTAATATACTTGTGACTAGATTCCTGCACCGTAAAGCTGGGCTTGCCCACCTTCTTCAAGGTGAATACCGGAATGTTGTCGTTGACAAGAATCCATCGAAACTGTCTCTTGGGGTCACGAACCCCCGGTGATGCGTCAGACCAAAATGCCATTGTTGTTGTTCTCCCTTTATGTTGCTTACTATGTAAGTCTTCCTTAGTCTTTTATAAATAGTTGGGGGGGAAATAAATCCCCCCCAAGCTATTTTTTTTAATCGTCGAACGACGCTCCACTATCGGTAATCACAAAGTCAATCGCAATGTACTCAATAGCTCGGGCTGGCTTAAGGAAAATCTTGGCGTACATGATGTTCCTGTCAATCAACTCGGGGGTTGTCGTAGTTTCGTCAAGAATAATCTTGTATTCGGTTAGCCCGAAGCGACTCTTGACCGATGCCAAGAACGGGTCCACCTTGGAGATGAACCGGGACCAAGTGGTCTGCACGTTCTGGTCGAACAAGACAGTCTTCGCCATTCTTGAAACCTGCTTCTTCAAGTAAATCATCAAGCGTCGGACGTTGATACGGTCCAGAGCAGATGGGGTCACCTGAAGTGTCTTCTGTCCGAAGATTACAATTCCTTCTGCGGGGAACTGTGCAATCGGGTTAATATTTGACTCATAAAGCTTATCACGCTCCTTCGAGTTCAAGCGGTGGCGAACCTGCAAGACTGGGAGCCCAG